GGATTTTCTGGGCTGTGATATCTCATGAATTTGCATCTGTTTTCCTTACTGTTCTTGTAAATTTGGCAGGATCTCTCAGTCTGATAGCATTGATCAATTTGCGCTGTAGATTTTCAGCCTGCTCCGGAGTATAACTTGAATCTATTTGTTCCAGCAGTCGTATGGCCCCGGCTATGACATTTGCGGCACGATTTTCAATCACATGACGTTGATCTCGTTCGGCGTACAAGGTTTCTAATTCTTCGAGGATACTGCGAGTTTTCTTTTGCATATGTGCCAGAACCTTTTTATTATTTAGTGGATTTGAAACTAATTAGTTCCAAATCAACCAGTTTTGATTTGTCCAAGCAGTTGCTTTAGTTTGGCACTTTGTACATCGGCTGTGATCCGGCTGACTTCTCCAGTTTCTTGATCCACCTGTTCTGCTGGTGACACACGGCTCTGAGTCTTGATAGTTTCATAGATATTGGGCTTTTTGAAGCTGGTGGCCTGTTCATCCTCGCCGGGATCTGTAATACGCATGGTTTCAACGTTGTAGTCCAGATCAATTTTCATGCCCACGCCTGTACTGCTACGCGACTTCATGCATTGTATTTGATATTTGCCACGTTCTCTCATGGCACGACTGGTAAAGATACCAAACACATTGTCTGCGGTATTGATTTTACTGATACCACCCGATATGTGACTGTGGTCAAATTCAACTTCTTCCACTGCACTACGATTCAACTGCGAAGCAGTCACAAACAACACGTTCAGCTCCTTGGCCAAGTTGCGTAGTTCTTCACTCACATACTTGTCCTTGACAAACAGGTCATTGGGGCTCACTTTGGCTGACACCGGCATCAACAGATCCAGGTAGTCGCACATGATAAAGTCCACACGTATGCCGGTTTGCACCTGCACTTCTTTGATGTAGCTGCGAATATCGTTGATGTTGCTCTGTGCTGGCAAGCTCTTGATACGATACTGTCCAGCTTTTTTGCCCAGCAGTTTGACCTTGAGCTCAGTTTGATCTATGTCCTTGCGTATTTCTTTTGTGCTCATTCCGGCCAACATGGCATCGGTTCTCAGGGCACACAGTTCCTCACTCAATTCCAAGGTCACATACACACCACTGAGTCCTGTCTGCAACCAGCTTAATGCTATGTTCATCATGACCAAGCTCTTGCCAGAACCTGACCCGCCAGCAAAGATATTGAGTTCGCCGCGACTGAATCCACCATACAAGATACGGTCCATCTGCGGCCATCCTGTGCTCACCTGTCCACCTGAATTAAAGTATCGATCAATTCGAGCTCGCGGATCAGCCCAGTAGTCTGTGCCCATGTCCTTGGTCAGACTGATTTGCACTGCATCCTTGATCAGCTTCTCCACAGGATCATACTCACCTTTTTCCAGCAAGTCTGCACTCTTTAGAATTGCACGTTCCAGTTCTTGGCGACGTGTAAATGCTTCAAACTCTTCCATGAACCAGTCAAAGTGTCCTTCGGTCAGATCCGGGATCGGTTCAAGTCGAATGCCTGTGGTGGCTGTGATCTGCGGTGCGGAAGGCAGAGTTTTGTATTGGTTGCTGTGTTGGGCAATAAATTCAGCAGCTGGTCTTAGTGTGCGATCAAAGTTTTCAGGGTTGTAAATGTTCTGCACACGCACGTAACTCTCTGCATCTTGCAACATCATTTCTAAAAACAAGCGTTGTACATCAAGTCCGTAATCTTTTAACAAGTTGTCGTTTCCTTAGTTCAATTTTGATTCTGCTGGTCTCTCGAGACTGCATAATAGTTAGCAAAGTGGCCAATCGACCCATGCAAATTACTGCATCATTTGCATCTTTAACACCCTCAGGCCAGTTGGGCATACTCACACTCCATCCCAGTTCAACAGCACGCTCTACCAGGCGCATGCCCGGCAGGTCCTGATCTGGAACCACAATGATGTCTCGACCCAGGTTGCGTATCAGTTGAGCCTGTGCATCATTGATGTCGGCATGCAACACTGCCAACCCGTCAATACTGAGTGCATCAAATACGCCTTCAACCACAATAGCTGATTGCCAGGTATTTTTTTGCAGATCTGTACCAAACACATAGCCTGGCGGTGTACAATTAATGTACTTGGGGCTACGAGTGTCCAGGTATCTGGTGGTGTAGCCCACAAGTCGTTGATCGTGAGTGAATGGCACAACAATTCCAGGTCTAACAGCCACCACAGCATCAGCTGGAGTGCCTTGTAGCCCATAAGGATAGTCCAAAGGCAGGCATCTTTGTTGCAAGTACTCCCAGACTCGGGGAGTATTTTCATCTGCTATGATAAAGTTGTCTGGCAATTCTACTTCGTCAAACGTGATGTTGGCCAGCACATTGGCCACTCGTTGACGATCATCCAGGAGGCCTTCAATGCTACGATGCCGCATACTTTCTAAATTTACCCGTTCAATTTCTTCAGCCGGCACTCCTATCCAGCCCAAGAATTGACGAGTCCGGTATCCAAGACTGCGACCAAGAATAAAACTGGTAGTAAAACCACAATTGAAGCAGTGAAAGCTCCAGCCTTTGTCTGTGATTTTGATGCCGCCACGTTGTTTACGATCAGCAGTTTCGCCGTTGTGCGTACAACAAGGTGCGTTGAAACTGATCCAGCCACCTGAAGTTTGTTTGCGTTTACCGGGTAAAAAAGAAATTACATCAATCATGTTACAATTATAACATGTTTTTTGGCTGTCTTCAACACTAATTGGCTTTATCTATACAGCAAATCCACTACATAGCCAGTGCTGATTATGACCATGGCACCCTGATTGTTGGGTGGCACTGGATAATAAGGTGTGTTGATTCCGGCATTGGGCACAAGCCAATAACCTGATCCACCGTTGGTCACTGTGATACTTGCTATTGCACCGGTGCCGTCAATGGTGGCTTCAGCAGTGGCGCCAGCTCCTTCGCCCAGGATGTTGATTTTTGGTGGAGCCAAATAACCACGTCCAGCATTTTGTACGTTGATGCTGGTGACCACGCCGTTTTCGCATATGGCATAGGCCTGAGCCGGTATGCCATTTCCGCCTGGCACTGCAAAAATGCTGTTGTTGAAACAGACTCTGACCAAGGGATACCAGCCAACAATGTTGAGATATATGGTACCGGTATGATTGAGGTAAGTGACACTTTCGGTCACGTTGTAGGGCACAGCTTCGTAGTCGGCTGCTGCCTGAGCCTTGATTGTGCCAGTATAGCCGTCCAAAGTCATCTGCACTGTGGTCACTGCCTGTATGGGCTTGACAAAACTGCTGAAAAATTCAGTTATGGCAAAACTGTTCCAGTAATTGGCCCCGTTGGGATTGCCATTCCAGTAGTAGTCTCCACCGCCGTAGTTGCCAAAACCAGTGCCATCTGCAGACCCCTGAGCCGATAGTTTGATGGTGGGTATGGTCAGCGGACGACTGGGCAGGTACTGTGGCAACACGCTGTCGACCACAGCAAGTGGCGCACGGCTACCGGATTGGGCATTAACAAACACTGGTTCTATCAAATTGCCACTGGCTCGAGTTATGGTGTAGTAGGCCGGTTGGGCCAGCAACTCCAGCAACTGTTGGGACTCCAAGGTTACCTTGGCACGTCCTGTGACTGCATTGAGCGTGACCATGGGTTGTTCCAGCAGTACCCGGGTGCCTTCGGTGTTGATCACACGAAACACAAACTGGCTACCAGTGATGTTGACTGGTTTTTCATTTTGATTAACAAACTCAAACAACAACACATTGTCGATGCCTTTGTTTATGGTTAGAACTTTTGCGTACACTGGATTATACCTGTAGGTGAATGTTGTACCGTCCGCGGTATCTATGGACAGGACCCGAGTTACTTGCTGATATAGATATAGAGTGGTTGAGTACATACATATTATTTATGGATTTCATGACCTGTATTCATTTTGACCAAACTGATTCTTTTGGTAAATATCACGTGATCAATTTAATATACAATATTTATGGGTAACGATATCTTTACCAAACTGGCTGAAAAATACCCTTTTATAACACTGTGTGTGTATGCCAGCACTGAGTATGTGGGTATCGTACAAAATCAAGACGAAATTGTGACCACAATTTACGACTTTGGCAGCGTGCTGGATCTGGAAGACAAACGACGTTTTTTAGAGTTGGCCAACTGTTGGTGGTGGGAAAGCAACAGACAAATACCCATCAACATATTTCTCAAGAGTGAATGGGATCAGTTCAGGCCCAGTTTACGCACGTTTATCAACAAAGATCTAACTGTGTTGCATGGCCCAGTGTGCAGTCTCAGCGAAATGGCCCGTAAAAAAAGCAAAAGAAAAAGCATTACCCTGGTACGTCGGCTTGACTAAGCAGGTTCATATGCAACGACACCAGGCTTGCATAGCCGACAGCATGTGCCTTTTTAAACACAAAACCTCGACTGTCGTCACCGTCCCAAACTGATTCAAACACTCGATCCCATGGTTGATTTTGCAAGTGTGCTTTGCCGGGTCTGATGACACTGATAAATGCCGCCATTCTGGGAATTGAATCAGGACGCATGGCGTTCAACAAGTGAGTGTAGTTGCCCACATGCACCAATTGTTGTGCCCAGGCCTGGTCGGTCCACAGTCGTGACCAGTCTGGAGTCTGATTCAGCAGAGACTGGTAGTGTGCAGGATCGCGAATCTGCTGATACACCGTCATGTTCAACAGGTCTATTTTGAAATAGCCTCTCTGCTCGGCAGTTTCGTAGTCTATGGCCGCACAGGCGTTGACTGGATCGTAGGGTATGTTGGTCACATACACACCTGAGTTGTGCCTGCGCACTTGGCCTTGATGCTGTTGCCGTGCTGTGGTACTGCGTATCAACTGCAACAACAGATCTCGGTTGGCCAAGTCAATGTCAATATCTGCACTCATCACCAACCAGCCTTTTGTAACATGTCTCTGGCATACTCCTGATCGGCCGGATAGTCT